AACGTGATGTAGTCTTGACGTATTGCTCGCTGCTAGTAAATCTGTATATGATCCAAAGTCTTTATTTATCTGACCAAAAATCTTATTTGATACTGAATCTTGTGTTCTTTCAGAATTTAATAGATACTCCAGTGTAGCTGCTTTATAGTATATTGCTGCAGCCATCTTTGCAGTTCCGCCTGAATCAGAAAATGCTCCTGGCTTTTTGGTTGCTAGAGCTGATTCTATTCCTTTTATTTGGGATATTATATTAGCTTTCAATTGACTGTACCTCAGAACGCTTGGCTGTTACGTTATAAGAAATGATTGCGCCGAATGGGTCCATAACTGGTATGCATCCAAGTACGTCAAACACAGTTGGATCTTGTGTGTAGCTATCTTGCTCTATCCAGATATACTCATTCTGCTGATTTCTTATGTTAGTAATTCTTTGCGTTTTAGACAGTCTAACTGGAGATTCTATTTTAATAAATTCTGTATTAAAATATCTTTCTCCAACCTTATCATTGCTTCCTGGTGAAGTTGCGCTATCGGTAATCTGACCACGAGCAAGGCAGCTCTGGGTTGACTTAAATCCCCAAACTTTTTTTAGGGCTCCAGTATTTTCATCCTGGGTTGTAATTCTTTCATAGATATCCATTTTCATGAAAAAATTTGAACCGACTAGGCAGCTCTTCATTAAATAATGACCATCCTGTTTGCTATCATTGAGTCAAGTACTCTGTCTACTGATGAGTTACCTGTTCCTGAAAATGCTTGTGGTGATATCTCAACTGTGTAATCTCCAGTCTGCATTCTCTTCACATACTTATCTCTCCATACTGTATCCTGACAGAAGAAATCATTGACCAGCTTAAGAGTGCATTCCACAATAGCTCTTGGTGTGTGAACATATCCAAATACACCAGCTATTGTATATCTCTTGCCCTTTGAAAAATATCCAGGTGTTGCAATATCTGAAACATAAGGGTATGTCTCAAACACATCGATTCCTGGCTCTTTATTAATTCTTATTGCATAGTTTGTTGGAGTAATCTTAAATGTTGCATCCTGAATTACTACATCATCACATGATACCTGAGAGAATGACTCTAGTCTTTCTGGTAGTAACAAAACGTCGGTGCCGTCTCCAATTACCTCGACAGACTTTGTCTCAATTCCATATGTCTGGCCAGTATAAGCATCAATCTTAAACCTAGCCCATCTTTCTGCAGCCATTAGTTCAGATGTTGTTTTATAGTTTGGATCTGAAGTATCTATACCAAAGCCTAGCTCGTGGATGATCTCATCCATATATGCATATGGCTTTACTAGGTAGTATCTTCTTCTTAAGGTAGACGGAGTTGCATCTCCTGGGATTGCGTATGAAACATCTAGATCTAGATAGTTATATGCTCCGTATGCAGTTAGGGAGTTTGGCACATAGGCACAATAGCTACCCTCATTAACATCATCATTTACAACCGTCAATGCTACTGCTGCTGGTGAGGGGACCAATGTTGTTGGGTTTGGCCTCAGAGTTGCAGTTATAGACGATGAGTCAATATATTGACTACCGATCAAGGTATTGAAATGAATGATTCCTTGTGAACCGTAGTGCAACTCCGCCATGTACTATCTCCTTATGAGTAAAACTCGTTGACTTCCCTTGGGGTAGCCAGTCTAAATCCTTCTTCGTTGTCAAAAATCTCCTGGGCTATATGCATCGGCATTGGTACAAATGGGTGATCATGAGTAAAGTTGAAACCAAATGTTTCATAGCTTCTATTCAATCTTTCCATCTTTACTAGTGCCATGTCTGATCCCATATCAACCTTTGATAGCTTATCAAACATTGGAGCCTCTGGTAAATCTTCTTTTTCTATATTTGTAAACTTGTCAAGTAGATCAAAGTTCACACCTTCTTCTGCTAATGCGGCAATAATCTCTGCCTTTGTTTTTGCATTCTCTAAATCTACGCCGAAATCTTCAGCTACCTTCTTCAGTTCAGATAATTTCATAGTGTCAAATGACATTATTTCTCCATTCTTTGTAACAATTATATCATTATAGAAGCTAAAAGAGAAGTGGGATCCCCGTTAAGGGATCCCACTCCAAAGCACCTTTAAACCGTTATTATGGACGGTTTGCTGGATAGTTTGTGTAGCTTCCGCCAGTTGCGGCTGCGAAGTCACGTGAATCGTATCCTGCAGAGATCTTGACGTTCTTTACGACGACAAAAGCATCTGGATTTTCGATTGCAGTTCCAACACGAAGGAACAATGTGTATTCAATTGTATCCTTCTTTGGCTTGAACTCACGGTGTACTACGATATCACGCTTGATACCGACAAGTACGTTATCAGGGAATGTAAGGTGAATATCACCGTGTGCTCCTGATGCACCTGAGTATGTTCCAGTTTGGTTTTCATCAAGCATTGGAACTTCCACTACTGGAATACCAAATGCGTAAGGAATAACTCCTCCTGGAGCTCCGTTATTAGCGACTACGTCACCACGAACGATACCTGAAGCGATATCTTCTGGAGTTCCTGGAATGCTGGTCAAGCTGTACAAGTAATCCTGTACCAAGTTTGAACCAGAAAGGAAGCGAAGCTGGTTGCGACGTTGCTTGTAGCGACGTGGCATCTTCTTAAGCGCATCATTGAAGATACCCTTAGAGATTGCTGCTCCACCTGCATCTACGACGTTTCCGTGAGTTGTTGCCAACTTACGAACTCCGTCAAATGCCTTTAGAAGTGGATCTTGTGATGCGCCATTACCGTTGATAACTAGATCCTCAACGTCGTTTCCGACCTGAGTAGCCATCATTCTTGCAATGTGATCTTCTAGATCTGCACCCTCGATACCATCCTCTAGAGATTCGCTTGAAAGTTCCCAGTCAAGACGAAGCTTCTTTGTAGCTAGAGAGATCTTTGAAAATACTACACCTTGTGCAGATGAAGTATCCTGTGCCTCTGTTGCGACACGAAGGATTCTCTCGCCAACGCCAATCTTATCGATTTCTTGGATGTCTGATCTCATACGTATAGTACGAGCTACCTTAGTAATAACTGTGGCATCAAACATGTAATCGATGAAACGATTAGCTTGTTCTGGCTTTAGGAGACCGCCTCTAGCGTCATCGCCAGCAGAGGTTCCCAAGTTTGTTGTTGTAATTGCTTTTTCTAACAATTCGTTGCTCATTTATTTTTTCACCACCTTTTTCTTAGAGAATGTTTTGCACACCGAGGAATGTGCCGCCCCACTTACTCTTCTTAATGGGTTCTTCTGTTGTTCCGCCAAGATCAACAGACTTCTTGATAGCAGTATCTGATTCAACTGCATCAATTCTTTTCTCTGTAACATCAAGCCCACCCTTAAGTGTAGCTAGTGTTGCAGAAACTTCATCATATTTCTTTGAAAGCTCATCATACTTAGCGTCTGATGACTTTGCGATTTCTGCGATTTCTGCCTTTACTGAATCAAGTCCAGTAGCGCTTTCTGACGCATTCTTTGCAAATCCTGCAGCAAAGAAATCCTTGAGTTCATCAAGCTTCTTTGCGAAATCCAACTCTTCGACGGCGACTTCCTGAATATCGGCTGCCTTTTCAACAGCAGTGTCATCGCCTTCTGGAGCTGTTTCTGCAGCAACCTCTTCTACAACAGCTTCCTCTACAGCTGCCGCTTCAGAGGCTACTTCTGTGGTAGCTTCTACTGCAACTTCTTCAGTTGCAACATTAGTTGTATCTTCCACGTCTGTACCTCCTTCTTTGGCTATTTCTTTATTTAAAACGCCGCCGTTAATAGACTCACGACGCTCTTCTGTGACCTTGTCAATCTCAGAATTCTTTTCTGTATTTACCTTAAGTGGTGAGATCTTTTTTAGTGCAGACATATCAATTGACATTGACTTCTCTGTTGTAGACCAACCATTTCCACTTGGACGATATAGTTCAACTATAATATTTGATTTGTTATACTTTAAAACTTTTCCTCTTGCTGTTCCATTTGATATATTCCATGAAACAAAATCTCCTGATTTGAATGCAGACTTTGAAAAATACTCTTCTGAGACATCTCTAATTTCTACTGTGTCTCCCTCTGCATCTTTTTCAACCCATCCAACTTTTTCCATCTCTGTTCCACAAGATTCACAGCTAGCGTTATCTTGCGAAGATGTTATTGCTATAAAGTCGTCTCCGCACCAAAAAATATTTTCTGCGTTGACTTCTGTTGCCATACCCTTCATGACCATTTCTCCATTTACCTTTTCAATAGAAAAGATATTTGCAAGCTGGTTTGCTGGGTTGTCAACTAGTGAAAGTTCTACAAGGTCATAATCTTTAATAAATCTAACCATAGCATCTTTATCTGCGACGAATTCGTTTTCTACTGACTTGATTGCTCCGCCAATTGAGAATCCAGAAAGTGTTCCATCAAGAACTTTTTCCCAAGTATCTTGTGCACCCTTTGAAACGTATGATGTGACATATACGCCGCTATAAACTTTTCCATCTGCTGGATCATAGTAATCCTTTGGTTCAAATGATACAACCTTTCCTACAGCCAATGGCTGATGCATTTCTCTTAGGTTGCCTCTGAATCTCTTAAATGCAGATACGCTTGCCTCTGATGTAACAACATCTCCGTGTGAGTCTACGTTATCTAGGGTAGCGAAACCTGATACTGTACGCTTTTCAATGTCGACTTTGGAGAACGGAACAGCAATTTTAATGCTATCCCCATCTGTTGTCCAGTTGGCTTTTAATATTTCCATGGTGTATAAATAATATCGCTTAGATGATTAAAACGCAAATATTGGTAGACTAATTTTGCTGTCTTCCGTCGCCTTGAGCATTTCTTCCCTCTCCAGATACATCTGGCTGATTACCTTGTCTTTGCTGATCACGATTTCTATTACCACTTGCTTGAGCTGTTTGCTCTGCTGCCTGCTGTGGCTTTAGCTCTACTGGATCATCTCCGCCAGCAATTCCTGGAAGACCCATTCTGGATCTTACTTCGTTTGGTACCAAAACCTTCATTCTGAGATATCTTTCGTCAATCTTTGACTGAGTATCTTCATCTGTAAGGGTAAGCTCATTAAACTTAAGAAGGAACATATCTGTCTTTTCAGAGATAATCTTATTAAGTCTTTTCTCAAGATTCTTCTGTGCTGGACGACATACCTGCTCTTTAAATGTCTTGTCTGCATCACGAGCATTGGCAAGTGAGACGCCAGAAGGTGTTCCAATTTTGTTTACTGGAACACGGTGAGACATTAATATCTCATCTCTATTTGCTGTTCTATAGTTATTAAAGGAAGAGTCTTGAACTCCAGCCTCAACCGCATCCATCTTAAACTCAACCTTAGAATCCTGATTATCTGCTGGGAGTGGAATATATAGTGATCTATGATTCTGACCCTTTAGTCCAGTCTGGAAGAACTCTAGCAGCTTCTTCTCTGAGTCATTTGAAAGCTTGGCACCCTTTACAGTAATAATATATCTTGGAACAGCCTTATTCTCAAAGTAGTCAAGGTTAAATCTTGCAGCAAACTCGTTTCCAGCCATAGCATTCTTTGAAGCAATAATATCTGGAACACCATAATATCCATTTGTAGGTGTATAGTTCTTTAGGTGAATAATCTCATTAGGTCTAGTGTCTGCTGTTATTGGATTGGTATCATCTTCCGAGCCATAATTTCTAAAGAACACAGACTGATTTCCAATGATTTGAACAAAGCCGTCTCTTAGTCTACGAACACGCATAGATGCCGCTGGCACATGTCCAATATATCCAATTTCTCCAGTATTCTTTCTGCCGATTTCAATGTAGCCATTTCCAGTTGTCTCATAGTCCTTCCAGACTCTAGACAATGTCTCAACTACAGTTTCCTCTTCGTTAGTAGACTCTAGCCACTCATGAAGACTTATCTTAATTCTTTCTAATTTTCTACGTGCTCTTTCAAGCTGCACGTCATCTGTTATATCTGCAAGCTTTTCTTTTGTAGCCTGGCTTTCAACAAAGTCGTAACCTAGACCAACAATATTTGCGACCTTTGCATTAACCGCTCCATAGTGAGCTGAAGAAACTTCATAAATCTTTGATAGGTAATCCATATTGTACGGTGGCTGGACAACATCTAGTATGCTGTATCCAGTAATCATAAATGGCTCAATAATTGCATTACTCTCTGAGCCGTTACCACGCAAGAACTTGTTCAGATCTGTTCTGGCCAACTTCTTTTTGAAGTTAGTGCTAAAACCATTCATCTTCTTTATTGAATCAAAGTCTCTTTTAAAAGGATCTCCGTATTCATCCATTTGACCGCCAATTGGCAGATCTCCTGAATGACTTATTTCAATAAGGTCTTTATCATCTTCAAACTCAGTTGCCATTTTTTATCCTCTTCATTTGATCTAAACTTTCACCAACATCATATGGGTCTGGTGTAAGACCCCACTCAAGTCTTTGTTTTTGATGAGCATAGTCTTCATCTGATACTCTGCGTCTTCCTGAGAGAAATACTGGTCCACCCTCTTCTACGCCATAAGATTCGACAACTTCTTTTAGAATAGCCATCTTTTTCTTATCGTTTTTGACTGAAGGTATATTCAAATAATTACCATCATCATCTCCGACCCACTTACCATCTGGCATCTGCCAAACATAGAGTCCGTAGATTGTCTCTTCTATTGCCTGTGATTTAATTTTGTTCATTTGTCTATTGTACCATTTTCTCTTGCTTAACTAGGAATATGTGCCTTGCTTTGGACAAATCAGGATGTTGAGAGCACTACCTTGTCCACATAGAATGTCTTAAAGCCTAGGTCATCAGGCTGAATGTGGTCTGATGGTGCAGTTATCAAATCCTTATAGAAATAGGAATAATAGTTATTTTCTACTAAGGTTTGATCTTTGTATAGTGCTATGTTTGAATATATGATGCTTTTGCTAGACTGGCCAATTGTTATAGTATTTGTGTCTACTGGATTAGTTAGATATACTACAAGGTGATACCATACACCTGGTATAACTGTAGGCATTGCTGTTACATATTCTCCATTGACATAGCATTCCTCTATGTTTGTAAACACATTTGGTGTGCCGTTTATTGAAAGCCCAACTGCATCAGACAACAATACTGATCTTGAAGAAGATGTGGCCTTAAACATCATCTCAACAACTGAGACGCCGTCTTGATTTTCTATAACTAGTGGATCTGATGGAAGGACACCTACGCCAGAAGAGTTGCTTAAAATGCTTGTAGTCCCATACCCACATCTATATGAGGCAGTAGAAGATATTGGCTCCTGAGATCTTCTTGTATAGAAATTGGTTGATTCAAATACCCTGAATGATAATGAGTCTATTCTTGAACTGCTATCAGGAGATAGCTCAAGCTTAAAGTATACTTGACCTCCAGAAAAATTTGGAATAGAAGAATGATTATTTAGACTAGTATAAGTATCTCCATCAAAACTATATGAGGCAGTAATTCCGTACCCTTCATAGTCTATCTGATTATGGCTAGTTGAGTCTATAATTGGAAAATTTATAATATCAACAAACTCTGGTACGGTAATTCCGTCCGAGTCTGAATATAAAATATTATTTTTTAATGTCATGTAGGACATAGAATATGCTTGTGAAAAAGCTTTGTCTTGAGGATATGAATATTTAAAAACAATCTCTTTTTCATTGTGGTCTAGTGGATTAGCATATGATGCGTTTGCCCCAAAAACAATTTGGTCAAATGTGTGTGGGGATCCATATCCATTTGAAGACAAAAGTATTTCATCCTCTGAAAGATACTTATTGTCTATGGATATATCATCAATAAAGAAGTTTCCAGACGTGTTTCCGCCGAATGTTATTTCGGTCTGACCAGATACATCAGAGATAAACTTAAAGTCTGCTGGTAGGCCCGCTGTGGCCTTTAAAAGGCCATTTGAATTAATACCTATGGATCCACGCCTGTATGAACAAACCAAATGGTATGCCTTGTCTACGGATGGAAGTGGGTAAGATACAGCGTAGTGTGTATTTTCATCTACATAAGCAACGCTAAACCTAACAACGCCATCAATATATTCTAATAAACATTTGTCTCCGTCCATAGAGAATATTGTGTATGACCCAGAAGATACAGGGCTAAAAATCATAGAAATTGAGAATTCATTTTCAATCTGATGGGTTAAGCCAATCTTATTAGTTGTTACCTTTATATTTTTTGTTGCTGGGATGTAGCAGGAAGAAATGCCAGTTTTTGGTGTAGACGAAAAATACTTAGAGCTAAATGGCATATATCTGCCAGAAACATTATGTGTTACAGAATGTCCAAATGGTGATACGTCGGTTATGGCTGAAGTATTTGCATTATACTGTAGGTCTACTATCTTCAATTTTAACCCTCTGCAGTTCCTGGAAATCTATACTTATTTACCAAATACTTTTGAGATCCAGATGTTACTGGCATAACCTTATATGCGTTTATATATGATGACGGATAAATCAAGATGTCTCCTGGAGAAACCTGAGAAATAACATCTCTATGTACAAAATTAAACTCTCCGCCAGAGAAAGAGCTGTTTAAAAATACTTTAACAGTATATACGGACTGCTCTTCTTTTACATCATCAACAGTTAATGCAGACTCAGCAGCAGACTCGTTGTTTATTAGCTTCCAGCCTCGTCCAACTCTTGGTAGCTTATGCTTGATGACGTATTCATCAATAGCTGGCTGGATGCGAGAAGATACAATGTCTTCAAATTCTTGGCTAGACAAATCCATATCAGGGTCTATGTCTAATGGATCGATCTTGTATATTTCTATGCAGTTCATTTTTTTTCTCCTATAATGGTATCCATTTATTTGGATACTGTCCGTTTAACATTGAAAGTGGTGCTACGTTAAATGATATCACCAAACTATTGCTATTACCAAAAGCTACCCTATGGCCTGCCTCAAACAATAAAACATCTCCTGGGTTCACATCAATCTCGGTTTCTGAGACCCAGAGTCTAGTGTTTGGCTGGGAATCAACTATAATTAAACCATTAAAGGCTGGAATCCTTAGACCGCCACCATCATACCAATGATCATTATCTAATGTCATAAAATCAGAAGACATATAGTATGAAGATTTTGAATAGTTTATATCAAACTTCCAACACATATCTTTTACAAGGTCTCTGACTATGGTGAAGGCATCGTGAACGTCTGGGTAGTAAAGTCCAAGGAAGTTGCTAAACCTACTGTCATATGGCTTAACAGACTCAACAAAGTCTGCCTTTATCCCAGAATTAAATATTAATACATGCTCAACATCTGATGATACATTTTCTATTATATCTTTATATAAAGATACATTTACTTTTGATCTTATTATTTCAGGATTACTAGACCTTCTAATTAGTATATCAGTCTCATTATTTAGCATAAAGTTTCTTTCGTATAATCGGCTTAGCAGATTCTGATAGCGAACACCATGGATGGTCTGGCTCTACATAGTGTAACAAAACTATTCCAACCCTGTTTGTATCTGGGCTTGGAAATTCTGGCTTCCAATGTTTTTGCTCATTTGCATAAAAACAAACTGCCTCATTTGGTCCAAAATAATAGCTCTCGCCTTCTACAATAAGTGGCCAAGTTTCTTTTTCATAAAGACATAGATCTATTGTGTAGGTACATGGCCCAATATCAAAATGCTCGTCTAACATTGCCTGCTGCCCAGAATATTCAGAAAATACTGCATATGTTGGAACTAAAGTCTTAGATCCAAAAAGCACCCTTGCTTTTTCATGAAGTCTTTCTAGGGCATCCTTTAAGTATGACTCCTCATAAGAATCTATTCTTTTACTGCCATAATAATCATAGCTAGCATCATTTAAAAATGGATGTGAAATAAAATGATTCTTTAGATCATTAAAGTACTGTCTATCAAAGATTTCTTTTTCAACAAATGCTTTGGGCATAACTACCTCAAGAATGAGGCGACTGAGAACTTAATTCCTTCTGTAATCTCATGAACCTTATGTAGATATTCGTAGTCTGAAGGGAAAACAATGAGCTGGTTTGCTTTTGGCTTTACCTTTAATCCGTGATTAACAAAATCTATCTCTCCGCCAACATAGTCGTCATTTGGATAAAAAACTAAAGATATTCTTCTTGTAAGCCCTTGACCTAAGTCGTTATGCTCCTGGAAAAAATCTGTTTCGTCATATTTAAGAAACTCTAAGCTTTCTATCCAGTAGTAGGAAGCATTAAATGTATCACAGTAGTCTCTTAGCATTGGTATCATAGCAACAGCTAGCTTAGTTCTTAGAGAAATCATATTTGAAACCTCTCTGCCATCTTGAGTTATATTTGCATTTTTTGACTTTCTTGATGTTTCACGAAGCTTTGCTTCTCCACCCATACCAACCATTGAGTTAAGCCAGGTTATATTTTCTGAAGATTTTAATGCTTGAATAAGATCCTCATTTTGATTAAATACATTGCTGTATACAACTATTCCAGAGCCTAAGTGTTCTTTATCCATTTTTTCCTCCTAGTCTTTGATTATACCATATATAGGGAAAGGCAGGTTCTCTTGGTGGCTCTTTTTCCCAGCCTTTATGGTTAAACATTCTTCCATTATTTGGAAACCATTTCTTTTGACCCCCAAGCTTCATTGCTTTTACATATATCTTTTCTATAGCTAAAGCCCTATCATCTGTTCCATCAAGGACTAGGCCGTTGTACGAATAGAGTATTGATCTCATCATACTTCCAGCCCATTTCCAATATCCTCTTCTTCTGTAAATAGGATTTGTATAAATTCTATCTGATAGCACAACATTTTTCCCTGTAGTTGCATATGTGTCTCCACCTTTATTTAATGTCATATACATATCTGGATAGTCATTTAATATGTGCCTAGAGAATATAATTGTTCCTGTAGGATATTTATCGTTTTTATATATTGAAATTACACCCGCAAGCTTTGGATGATCTTCAAAGAATGTTACTTGGATCCAAGATTTATCTAGTTCTGAGGGGTATTGAGAATAAGACGGTGTTGGAACACCATCTGTCTCTAAATGGGAAACTGTTGTAGGCATTGTTAAACACTATGCGAATCGTGTGTAAGCATATTCTCTGTAAAGAATATATCGTATGGCTCACAGTTGATAGAAATAATTTCATGGTCAACCTGAACCTTCTCTAATGTTGTAATTTCAACCCAATCGTTATCCTGATATGAATAAATTAAATCAGAAGACTCAATATCTAGAGACTTTACAAACTGTGCGTCTCCATTTCTTTTTGCAAGGATGTAGTGGCTGTCTGAGAATAAATCATTATTAATGACTACTGCATAAGATGACATCTTTCTCGATATTCCATCAATTACTGTATTTACAATATTTATTTCTGGAGTAGAGTCTTTCCATGCAAGTGCAAGGTCCGTTGCATTAAACCCTTCACTTGGGAATGTATTTATATCAGCGGAGATTAGAGTATCACCAACTCTTAAGTCTTTTGCTGCTACTAAGCCATCTGGAGTTCTTACAAGTGTATTGATACCGACTGACTTTCCTGTGGCTGGTGAAACTCCGATAGGGAAATCAATTGGTGGGATATCAATTGGGTATACATAAATAGGTCCAATAGGTGGCACATCTGGTGAAATAGGGACTATTGGTGGATCTACTGGAGCTACTGGTGGCGCTGGAACAACTCCAACTGGTGGGGCAGGTGGTGCTGGAGCTACTGCAACTGGTGGGGCAGGTGGTGCTGGAGAAACTGCAACTGGTGGAACTGGTGCTACATATACATATGTGTAATAATTATATGTAACTGTTGATCCAGAAACCACTGTTGAACCAGCGGCTGGAGATTGAGAAGAAACCTTGTTTCCTAGGGTTGAGTTTGAAGTATCTACTGATGATCCAACTGCATAATTTAAACCAAGTGCAGATATCTGTGATTGAGCCTCTGAAACAGTTAAGCCAGAAAGATTAGGAACTACAACACCGCTATAGGCATAGGTTTTAAGTTGAATTACCTGAGTAAATGATGCTGTTTGTCCTCCAGGAGGGAACTGCTCTTTAACAACACCATTTTTAGTTTGATATTCTGCTGTATTAGATGTGTCAAGAATCCTTTGAATATTAGAAAATCCTGCAACAGACATTTGCTGTAGGGCCAAGTCATAAGTTAAACCTAAAACACTAGGGAGTGAACCAATTGTGGCTGCCACATAGTTTCCAAGAGACAGGTTTACTACTGCTATATTTCTGGCTAAGATAGTGCCATATGGGGAAGACTGATAAAAAATTTTATTTGCATATGCTGCTTGTGGCGTATCAATTCTTGTAATAACAAACAATATCTGTTGCTCTTGAAGCAATGCTGTGGCCTCTGCTTCAGTTTTACCTATTAAGTCTGGCATGATAGAACTACTTCTAGAGTTAACCTGAATTTTTATTTTTCCGTTTTCACGTCTCAAAGTTTCTGCTGGAGGGTATTGCCCTAAGATAACTCCATCTACACGAGTATCGTCAATTAGATAATCTATGTCGTATCTAAATCCAGAATCAATAATTTTAACTTTTGCTTGTTCTAATGTTAATCCAGATATATCTGGGGCAGCAAGCTTTAATGGTGGCTCTGAAGTACTAGAGACACCTAAATTTTTTCTTGGGGGTATAGACTGTACGCCACTCATTTATCTTCTACGCCCGATACAGTAATGTTGACGGCGCCTGATATTGCAGTTCTGCCGTAAAGTCTATCTCCAGTGTTCATAACCTGAGTCATGTCAGCAATAACTGTGGAGTTAGCTTCAATTTCAACATCCTGAAGAAGGGCGTTTGAAGATGATGGTTGTTGTGTAGAAGTTGTTAGGTGAAGTCTAACTGTAGTATCTGACCCAGTAATATTTGATAAAACTATTTGCTTGACAATTGTTGCTGAAGTTGCAGCATAAAGAGACTGATAGCTATCTACCAGATTATATGGGCCAACCAATCTTGCTGGTACATATGCCATTTACTACTCCTAACTTAAGATACGCCCCACTTGATTGCAAGGGAGCCTTCCGCATTATCAATTTCCGCCTGGGTCAGTACTCTATTGAATATAGCAACCTCTCCCAATTGAATATTACCGTACTGTGTAAGATATCTTCCAAGCGCTTGACCAATCATACCAGAAAGTGATCCAGTACCTGCTGATTCAAGCTCTTGAACTTTATTTCTTCTAACGATTTTACCGTTAGTTAAAGAATCAAATGTAAATGTTATAAGTTCTGGTGTTCCTGCAGCCACATTTGGAATAAGTG